TGTCTAGTCAAGTTCATCATTGGTCCAATCCCTCTACTATGCTGTTTATCCGTTACCATGTGCTTTAACCGCTGATAGAATACTGGGCCAATAAACACGGATGTTTCCAATTGCTCGCCAGTGAGACCATTGTATAATAGTTCATTTCCATTCGATTCATATCCGACTTTCTGTAACTCGTTACAAATATCTTTCACGCCCAGATTCCCGAAACTGGTACCGTCGCCAAACAACCCAAGCGATAATAAGGTTTTGCCGAGCACAGTTTCTTTGAGTTGCGCAATCGTCATTCTTGACGGAATTGCATGCGGATTAATAATTATATCAGGGCGTATTCCGTCCGCATTAAACGGCATATCGCATTCTGGTATAATATTCCCTATAGTACCTTTTTGTCCGTGTCTTGAACTAAACTTATCTCCTATTATAGGTTTTCGCACAGACCGCAGTCTTACTTTACAACACGTATAACCATCTCCATTTCTATTTATCATTTTTTTATCGATAAATGTCTCTTCCGTAGTTTTATATATTTTACTTTTATCTTCAAACTTTATAAGCTTTACATGATCGTTTCTCGCGTCTTTAATCTGCGAGACTTTCCCTATAATAATATCTTTATTTTCTACCAATTCATTTAGTTCCATTAAACCATTGCTGTCGACTTTGTCGTAATTTCCGAAAAACATCCCTTTGGTTTTTGTTTTGTCTGGCTTACACCTAATTTCATCGTCTCCATTCACCTTCTTATCTTCATCTTTTTCGGTATGATAAATAGTGGCTTGAAATAAGCCTCGGTCTATTGACCCTTTATTAAATAATATACTGTCCTCTTGATTGTATCCAGTATGCGTCATTATCGCAACTATCACTTGACACCCCGACGGTATTTGATTTAATCCAATCATATTCATTATTCGCGTTTCAACCAAGGGTCGCATAGGATAAGTTAGAACGTATGCGGTTTTATCCATTCGCGTATCAAAGTTTGTAACATACATTCCCATAGCTTGTTTCCCCATAGCACATTGATATGTATTACGAGGAGACTGATTGTGTTCAGGAAATGGAATACAAGATGCTAGAATACCGAATATTGTGCTTGGGTGAATTTCACAATGCGAATAATTGTAATGTACATCTTTGGCGCCAATCAAATCTTCTGGAGTCATTGCAATCATACTGCTATTTTGCTCGGCAGAGTCTATATATTCTATAACAGAATCTGGGATTTTACAATCTGTGAGTAAATCGTCCCACGACAATTTATAAGATTTGATATCGGCGATTATATCAGGATTAAGTAGAATTTGGTTATGTTTAACTTTTAATAGAGGCCGAGTCAGTCGGCCTGCGTCGTTACATACTCGCATTTCTAACCGCTTAAAATCAAATACGACCGACGTGTATATATTTATAATGCCTTTGTATTTTTTCATCTTGAGTAATTCGTATAGTTCTATTGCATTGTCTTTAATATATCCAATCCAAGAACCGTTTATGAACATTTTTACTTTAATTTTAATTGTATCTGCGTTTACACCCACTCCAATAATGTAAGGCGCTACGATATCGTGTAATATATCACTACTAGACGCAGTTGTTATATGTGCAAGATAACTAAGATTTTTCACTACACCAACGCTACCCCCTTCCGGGGATTCTGCTGGGCACGTAAACCCCCAGGACGTAGGATGAAGTTTTCTCGGAGGAATCAACTTACAGGTTTTATCTATAGGTGTATTTACCCGTCTCAAGTGGCTAAGCGCAGACACGTAGGTTAATCGATTGAGAACCTGCGCGACGCCAACCTTGTTTGTATTTGCTTGTTTTACACCGAAATCCCCCGTAGAAAGTGCACGTTTTATACCATTTTCTATTGTAGTCGATTTTATAATTTTATACATATTTGTCATATTTACAACAGACCCAAAATCTTCGGTTGATCTCCACGACCCGATGTTAATTTCTCTTATTATTTGTTTTTGTATATCTTTTACCATTTTATTAAAATAATTTCTAAATAAATTTAGCAACAATATACCGGTAGTATCAACTCTTTTATTCGTAAAAGAATCTCTGTCATCGATTTGTTCGATTCCAGTCGAACATTTTATTAATTTATTTACCATATATCCCATAAAATAAATTCGTTGTTCTTTTGTCCTACAGTGCGGAAAAACGTCATTGTTTAATACTTCCATCGTAAAACTGGTTTTTTTCAATGAACCCGTTTCCTTGTCGACGTTAATCGGTGTATACATAACAATATTTGTTAAATAAATTATCGCATCCTCTTGTGTAAGAATTTCATTTGAATCCACAACAGAAGCTCGAAGATGCGACAAGATGTCATTATCTCCTGCCGTTATTATTTCGCATATATCCTTATCGCTAATTATACCAAATGCTCTGAACACTACAAACAGAGGAACTGTAGTTTTCATTCTTGGCAATTGTATGGAGATGGCATGTCCAAATCCGTTATTTTTCGTAGATAGATACACTGACAATTGTTTAGGGGATATATTTTTAGATTCCGGTAACGATTTTATTTCTGCAACCCAACTCCATTTTGGGTTATTTTTAGATACATTAAAACACTGTACTTTATTTTCTACTACTCTTTCTTGCGCAATGCAAGTTTTTTCAGAACCATTTATAATAAAGTATCCCCCCGAATCTAAACTACATTCTCCTAATGTTTGATTCGAAACGTGCTTGTAGTGTTCTAATACACAAACTGCAGATTTAACCATTATTGGCAATTTCCCGATATTAATATTATTAAATACCTTGAAAAATGTCTCTTCCAGCTCCATCAATTTACCTCTTTTCACGACATATTTGATGTTTAAATCCACTGTCATATTTCCAGAATAACTAAAATTGCGTTCTCGCGCAATATTAGGAAACATCATACGAGTAGACCCATTTGTTTCATGTGCCTCAGGCATATGTAATTTAAAATTTTCAAAATTAATGAACATCTCGTATCTATACGCGTTCAAATCTTTATCATAATCTTGGTCTGACCGTATATGAGTATTTTTAAACATCGCAATTGTATCTGGAATTTGACTTGTTACAAGCGCGTTGTACGATTCGATTTGATGTCGAACCAACTGTTTAAGATGGTTTCCTCTAAAATAAGAGCCGATAATGTCCCAAGGTTCTTCGTCATATGAAATGCGATCGGATAATTTTTCTGGTGTAGTCATCTCGGATAAAATGATACCTGAAACCATAATAAACGGTTCAATTTATATTTAAATGTTTAATTTAAATATAACAGTGTATTTAATTATTATATTAGTATCATTTGCATACAATGTATACAATGTATACATTGTATACAAATAAATAAACAATATACGTTTATACCCATATAACATCTATTTTATAGATATACTATGGATTATTCTACAAATACAATGACGCTTTTTTCATTACATAAAACTGGAAAAATTGTAGAACAGTGTAAGGTAGAAGAGAAGCGCCCTATAACGTATGAACCTTCAGTATCATCGTTTATCGTTTCTCTCATCGATTTACCAGAAAAAAATGTACATATGAGAGAATACCTTCAAGAATTATTCGAATTAATAATGAAATACGAAGTCGACGACTCTTATCCGAAAGATTTACCATACAAGACAAAAAAATATATTTTTGGAAGAGATAATTACGGACGGCAACAATATGTCAGAGCAGTTGTGTTTAATAAAGTTAATATGCGAAAGGGCACATATTTTTACGTATTGCAACAAAGTGAACGAAGTATGCGATTTTTATTATACGCGCTAAATAGAGAACATCATAAATCGGATTGCTTAGGTTCTTCGATGAAATTACCAATTGCGTCAGAATGTATAAAAGATATGCGTGAGAAATTATTAAAATTTACAGTCAAACAAGCACATGATTTAGATATTAACAATTTTATGGATATTGTCTCAAACGATACATTGTTTTTTATGTAGCAATCAAGCAGTTCACATAATAGTACACGCTTTTTGTTTTTGAAAATAATCTATCAGCGTATTTATTGCGGTTTGCTGCGGATTCAAATCTACCGGCTTCGGAGTTTCGGCGCAATTAACACCGTAACTGGCCAATACATTTGTTTCGTTAATTCCAATATTCTTTCGCATATCACATATAGGATTTCCTGCTAAATCTGCAGTGATTGGATTGTTTATGCTATCTTTGAAAATTCCAACTTGACCGTTCCATAAAAGTCCTCCCATATTAGCGTTGCGAGATGTAGTAAAACTAAACGTCGTAGTTGCCTCTGGGTTAAGAGACTCCCCTCCACTTGTATATTTATCTATATTATTTAACAAATAACACCCCAGAACACCGTTTTGGTTTTTTTTAATTGACATAGCATCATACCCTTGTAACACTGCTCTTTCGGCGCAACTAGATACATTTACATCTGCAAGGCCCGTCTGTAATACAAGTGGGGATTTGTTATTTTTATAACATCCGGCCTTGCTCGAAGAGTTGCCGAATAGAGAATTAATTTGGTCAGTTAGTGTATTTTTTTCTGTAGGAAAAAGCGCTTGATTGGAAGCTGCTGAGCGAGTACTAGAAAGCACGTTGTTACTTAATGTGGTATAATCTGCAACAGATTGTGAAAACTTCGAACTTAACCTATCTACAGGGTACGTTTGTTCTGTTTTTTTAGTCAAAGAAGTCATTATATATAAACAAATATATTTGGTTTAATAATTATTTGAATATAAACTTCTTTTAATCCATACAATAATTTTTGTTATAAAGGAGACAATTCTGTTTTTTATATTATAAAAAACATTGCGATAAATGTAAAATAAAATAACTATCAATAAAAATAAAATAAAAAGTTCCAAACGGTCTGCAGTTTGCGGATTTATTTTAATAAAAATTAATAATACTATTATAGCTACAACGACTAGATACAACAAGCTATACACTGAATACATGTTTCTTTGTAATAAAAGAGATTCATTGATACCATCTAATTCTGTGTTTTTTTCGTTCATATTTTTAATATCATTGCTATACTGCGCGAATTCGGCTAAAGTATTTCCATCTGTGAGATAACTTGTGGGGGGAGATTTTAGCACATCCGATTTAATTTTCTCAGCATACGTATTTGAAAATATCGACATTTTGGAATTAATATCGGTCATTTGTTTTAAAAATGCGTCGCTCTTAATTATATCATTCTTATCTAAATTAGAGATATAGGCGGATTGCGCAATCCCGTAATCTGATATTAACTTTTGAATTTTATTATCGTAATCTATTTTGCTTATGCTTATACTCATATAATAAAGATATAGAATAAAGATATAGAATAAAGATAGAATAAAGATAGAATAAAGATAGAATAAAGATAGAATAAAGATAGAATAAAGATAGAATAAAACAAAATTATGGTTTCTTATAAATAGCTGTAAAATAATATCCAGCTGCCGTTGCAATTGTTATACCTAAAATACATTTATTAAATAAAAGACGCCTATCATACAATTTAACCGTATCTGACAATACGCCTTCTGATGCATTATCGCTTGTCACGAGATTATTAAGCTTCTTTACAAGTTCATCGTTTTCACTAACGAGAGAAGAAATGTTACTATTTATTTTTTTAACATCTTGTGTAATATTTTCATTATGTTTATCTACAATACTCTTCGTAATAAACAACTCCTTTTGTATTTTTTGCAATTGCATTATATTTACCTGAAATGTCTTATCTGTAATAGGCTGTCTAGGAAAGGTCGAAACAATATTATCGATAATCATATTATATTTAGTATTTAATGTACCAAACTCCTTTTCAAAAACTTTGCTGTTCATAATAATATTAAACATAATTATATAGTGCATATACGGTAAAATTCAGTTGAAATTGCGGTTTTGCTTGGACGGATTATTTTACATATATTTCCAGGTCTTATTCCTATGAGCTGGGATACTGGACCAAATCTAGAAATATCCGGAATCTGCTTGTCATTTGTTATATTGAATTTTTGCCTAAATTCTTCGGATTCTTTGTTAGTTAAAACTATATGTTTAGGCACAAGTTCGTGATTTAAAATATTGTATTGCAGACGGTCAATATTAATAACATTTACGAAAATTCCATCCTGTTCCCATATATGATTGAGTGTTTTTTCGGTAGTGTCATTCATCTCTTCGCCAACGATGATTATTAAATCATCCGTTTCTTCTTTTAGTAAGCGTTCCATTGTGAAAATATCTTCTACATATTGATATATATTCGTTGGACGAATGCCCTTCTCAATCTTTTCCGATTTACCAGTATGATATTTAATGTAAGTTTGTTTACCATTATTTGGGTTGGTGACAAGCATATCCATCTGCTTTGCTTGATACATACTATGTACTTCATGTATACTGAAGTTCTCATATTTTGTCACATCAAATCCCTGTTTCTTTAAGCAGTCTAGAATAACTGTGCGCGATTTATACAAGTCCTTGGTGTCATTTTCATTAATCTCTGTTGTCGCCATTATTTAACTAATATAATAATATTTATATTATTCAATTTTTAATTAATTTGTGTTTTAATTAATTGTATTAATTATAATAAGATGAAAATCATAATTTAATTGTATAATCAATAAAATAGTAGATGGGTGATAATATAGATTTAAATATTGAAAATTATGATTTGAGCGATTTATTAAATTTGTTTAAATTGGATTATAATTTTGGAGAAAATGAATTAAAACGAAGCAAAAAACAAGTGATGCTTACTCATCCAGATAAATCAAATATGAAAGAAGATTATTTCTTATTTTTCGTAAGTGCATTCAAAATATTATGCTCAATTCACGAATTTAGAACTAAGAGCAATAGTACGTCGACTACTAAAATAGTATATGGTCAGCAGACATACACGCCAGATAAAGATGAATACAGAGAAGAACTTCTAAAGAGTCTTATGAATAAACCTAACTTTAATAAATTATTCAATGATATATTCGACAAGCATAAATTACACGATGAAGACAGGGACGACGGGTATGGGGAATGGTTAAAGGGCGACGACGGAATAGATACACGGTCAACGACTATGAATCAAATGAATTCTGCATTTGAGGCAAAAAAAAACGAACGAAGTCCAAATAATGAAATTTCGATTTGCGATTACAATAATGTCGGTTCTAGTCATTATGAATTGTCGAGGGATCGTCCAAACATATATTCAGCAGAAGTGTTTGGGAGCCTACCGTACGATGATATAAGAAAGGCATATATGGAGACTGTTATACCAGTGTCGCAAAATGATTTCAATCGACGTCGTAAATTTAATACGGTAGATGATATGAGGAAACATTCCGACTATCATTCTGCAACTCCCCTCCCAATAGAACAAGTAACAGATTTATTGAATAAACAGAAATATAATAACGACGTAAATGATGTTAGTCGCGCATTTAAACTAGCGAAACAGGACGAGCAGTCTAAAAAATTGAACGATGATATGATGCGGCAGTTTAAATCTTTATCATACACGAAGTGAGTTAGTTATATTTATTATATTTGATATAATAAACAAACGATATAACTAGTATAAATTTTACAGTTGGATACTTGAAATGCCGACTAATTTAATCATGTATTATTGAACCTCTCGAATGGCAGTTTTATAACATCGTTTGTATAAAATAAAATATTAAAATAAAAATTCTAAATCTGGAATAGAGAAATCAAAAAAGGACATTTTTAAAATGTCCTTTTTCCAAAAACATATAATACTTTTGAAAAAAAAGTGAAAAAAGTGACTTTGCTTGATTATGGTCTTAATATCAAAAAAACTTATTTTAAAATGACACCACGCTTTTTTTATCAAAAAAAATAAAACAATTTAGGCGTTTTTTATGTTAAAGAATATATAACAAAATGTTAACAAAAAAAACGCCAAAAACCGGTTTTTTATTTTCTTGTGAAAATTGTGACTTTGAATGCTGTAAAAAAAGCGAATGGGACAGACATTTGATTACTAGGAAGCATGTTCTTTTAACAGATTTGACGCCGAAAAATCCCCTACATAATTGTAAAAATTGTGATAAACAATATACAACACGAGAGGGTTTATGGTATCATTTAAAAAAATGTGATAAAATTAAACCTCTTGCTGGAGAAACTAATTCTAATATTAAAGAATTAACATTGCTTGTATCGTCTCTCGTAGACAGCAACAAAAAACTACAATCACAGCTCGCTGAAATATCCACGCAATCTACGACACAATCTACGACAAATGTTTCGCAAACAAACACGTTTAATTTGAATTTTTTTCTAAACGATAATTGTAAAGACGCAATGAATATTGGCGAATTTGTTAATACTATTGATATTAAAATACACGAATTGGAACAAGTTGGTACATCTGGTTATGTCGACGGAATATCTAACATTATACTCAATCGGTTGAATTGGATTGATGTATGCAAGAGGCCGTTACATTGTAGTGACGCCAAGCGCGAGACTATTTACATCAAGGATGAAAATGTATGGAAAAAGGAAGAAACTAATAATCCGATTCTTAGGCAAGCAATAAAAAATGTTTCTTTTCAGAATATGAAACTTATATCAAATTGGGGTGAAATGCACAAAGAAAGCAAAACAATAAATTCAAAGTTGAATGATACATTTGTAATGCTAGTCAAAGAATCATCCGGTGGAAACGGTGACTTAGATACCAATGAAAATAAAATAATGCATAAAATATCTAAAAAGGTTATTATCGATAAAATACGATAGAATGTGGATAACATGTCGGATGCATTAAATGCGATTTAATAGAAGAATTTGTATAAAAACTTTTATACTCTGGTTCAGTCATTATTTTAAAATGTTTTTCAGTTATATTTAAATTATTGTAATGATTCCATATTTTATTTTTTAAAGAGAGAAATGTTTGTTGAGAAATTAGTGTTAGCTTTAACCATACTTTTAACATTTTTAATATTAATAAATATATAACTGGTAGATTTAATGCGCGTTTGTACTGCATCGTTAATATATGTTCATTGTCAACATCAAATACCAAAATATCCGATTTAAACGGTAAATTAATCATATATTTAATCCCAGATACCTTATGTAGCGGATCAGGATTTAATGTAAAAAAATCAGATGAAAAACTTACATTATTTTCTTGTAAATAATGCGATAACAACAATAAATCGGATTGACTATTTTCGGAAAAAATCTGAACATCAATATCACTTGTCCCAACTGTAAAATCTTTCCTCGCAATACTACCAAAGAATTGTATTCTACAATTCAATCTATCGTTTAGTCTTGAAAAGAATATAAACTGCTCTTTTGTTAATTTATTTTTAATATCGGATATCTCCATTATATTTATCGTAGAAAATAATAACATTTCTAAATAGAACGACTTACTCATAAAATACAATAAACTTCGGATAACATGACGGATGCATTAGATTCGTTTTATTCACAGATTCGTTGAAAAATGTATTATATTCCGATTCTGTCATTATTTTAAAATGTTGTTCGTGTATAGTTAAATCATCGTGATGATTCCATATTATTGATTTTAATGAGAAAAATGTATCTCTTGAAATTAGCGATAACTTTAACCCGAATTTTAATATTTTTAAAATTAATAAATATATAAACGGCATATTTAGCGCGCGATTATTCCGTAGAGTTAATATATGTTCATTTTTAATATCAACTACCAAAATATCTGCTTTAAACGGCATTTTAATAGTATATTTAAACCCAGATACTGTATGAAGCGGGTCCGTGTCCGATTTAAAAAAATCAGATGAAAAGCTTACTTTATTTTCTTGTAAAAAATGCGACAACAATAATAAATCGGATTGACTATTTTCGGAAAAAACCTGAACATCGATATCACTCGATCCTACTGTAAAATCTCTTCTACAAATGCTACCAAAGAAGTGTATTCTACCATTTAATAGATTGGTTATTTTTGTAAAAAAAATATACTGCTCTGGTGTTAATTTATGTTTAATCCCCGATAAATTCATATATTATTAAAAGAAAATATCCCAAATTTATTAATCATATTGTA